AGCTACCACCAACCAAGGCCAAGGCCCGCCCAGTAAATACCGAGTGGGACTGAGATAAGTACGTAGCTAGTTAAATATAACCAAACAAAGATGATGGTATTCCGGCGTGGGTCCATGCCGGAGACTTAACATAGGAAGAAGGGAGATGCGATGAAGACGATTGTACACGTAAATCAACATGTGATTAAGGCGAATAGGAAGCACGGCACGGACGAGCCTTGCCTCACCGTTAAGACCTACAAGGATAACCGCTACGGTCATGAGGCGGTTATCTTAGATGAGCAGACAGGCACGCACGAGATCGCACGCGTGGTTTATCGCCCGCACGATCCGTTAAGCTGTGGTGCCCACTGCTGGATTGAAACGCAGAATAGAGTCATTGTGATCCAAAGAGAGGTAAGTGATGAAGAAGAGGAATATGATTGTAGTGAACATGATGGCTCGGTCTGCGAAGGCAGGGCGGCATCCGGATAAAAAGAAAGCGAGTAGCAAGAAGGCGTGCCGCAAGAAGGTTAAGCTTCATGTATGACACTCGTTCTTGAACTTGATGAGGCCCCCGATTTTGAAGAGCGGTTGATCTACGTTGCAGTCTCCGAGATGTTCAACGTAGACCTCTGTATCGATGGGGCGGATGTAGAGTTAAGCGGTCTTTCACGAGACGTTTTAGCGTGGATTAGTTTCCACTTGTTACCAACAGAAATAATCGAGGCATAAGATGAATGAGGAGCTTCCTTGGGAAGTTCCCCG